AGCTCGGTGATCGGCCTTGCCATCTTCATGCCGTCTTGATTGTTTATCAAGGATTTTTCTGTTGTACCCCTGATAATAGTCATCTAACGTTTCTAATCGTGGCCGTTGATAATTAAAATGATGCGTAATGAATTTCATGACTTTATCTGGCGTTAAACTTTCTAACGATTCCTGATAAATCAAGTTCGCCTGTTTGTGTTTGGTTAAATCGTAATCCATGCTAAGCCTCCTATAATCCTAAGTTCTTTAGTGTTGACACGCGTTCCTGATAGTTCATATAATGCCCAGCACGAACGAACATGTACTTTTCTAGCGCATAACGTAAAGCATCGATCGCATGGTTGTTCGCGTCTTTCGGTTTGTTAAGCCAATTGCCTTCTTTGTCCTTATCATAAACGTATGTGTTAAATTCTTCCATTAGCCCTTTAACACGCGGATGCACAACGAAGTGGTAAGACTGCATGTATTGGATTCCTTGAATAACACTATCTTTACCTTTACCTGATGGCTTGATATTAGGGACACGGTGCTGTTGCGATAACTCGACAATCATGCGTTGTTCGGCACTATCTGCTATAATCGGCAGTCCAAATGCTTTGTGGTTAGCCAATTCTTGTGCAATCTGATTAGTCAATAAATGCTGCTTATAAAACTCGTCATAAATGTAAACGATCCGGTTTTCTTGATCCACCGCAATAAATTCACCAGCAGTGGGATCATGCTTGAAACCGAAGTCCAAGCCAATTGACTTAGGTAATTTTGCAATGTCTTCATACGAGAAGTCACGCTGTTCGAACAGTCCATCGAATACCAGTCCTTCAGCAATACCCCATTCACCCAATACAGCCACACGAGCACGATTAGGATTACGTACAAGCATTTCTTTCAACGAATCAACGTAATCAGCGTTTAAATGTTCATTGTCTTTATACGTTGTCGTGATAGCTTTTGAGTGGTTTCGTTTCGTCTTATCATCAAAGAACTCATGCTTCAGCCAATGACGATCAGACCATGGGTTGAATGTGATCACCGTTTGATAGAACCCACCGTCAGGCAGTTCCCCACGCATAGATTCTTCGACTGTATCAAACGCGTCTAATGACTTTAATTCATATGCTTCCTCGCACCACCTTCGACAGATAAATCCTGTAACAGGTTGGATAGACGTGATTTTAAGAGGATCATCCATTCCGCGAAAGAATATCTTCTGGCCAGTTGGTTTGTAAGTTATTTCAAGTGGTGACTTGGTAAACTTGAATAGATCAATCACACCTAGCGTATGTGCTACTTTGCGGATAGTTGCGAATGTACTGTCCTTTTGAGTAGTTGCGTATTGCCGTGTAACTAACCAATTGACATATGGGTGAATTATCATATCAATAACAACTTTTACCGCTACCGCATACGACTTTCCAGATCCACGAGAGCCCTTATAAACTAAGTAGCGTTCTCTACTATTGAACATCGGGTAATATGCCTTAGAAACGACATTAGACACGTTTAAATCAACTCTACTCGGAATCTTCATCACCATCTTCCGGAAGTGTGACGTTAACCACTACTTGGCTATCTGCTGATCCGTCAGCCTGCTTTACACGTAATTCAGCAAGCTCTGCATCAGCCTTAATTTTACGAGCACGTTGCTTCTCAATTTCCTTGCTCTCATTTTTCAGCTGACCGCCTAACTTAAACCAAAGCTCAGCCGCATTGACCTGCTCCTTAGTTGGGGCTGGCGAAGTCATAGTTTCGTCAGTAACAATTTCATCTTTGATATTGTCTTTCTTTGTAAAGCTATGAGTAATCGGTTTTCCTGACGCAATTCGGTAAATATTCATCAACACTTCATCCGCTTCGTCAGATTCTTTTTGTTCAACTTTTTTAGTTTTACTTGAAATATATTTACTGATTCCAGCATTTTCAAGTAGTTGATGTGTCGCGTTTTTAGCGGTTGCTGGAGCATACCCAGCATATATTGCTGACTGGTAAGCATTGTGTGTTCTAATCCACTCATTGGCGAACTTGCGTTGTTGAGCGCTTATTGACTTAGCCATACATAAATACCCCCTCCTTTAAAAAATTAATATCAACACCATTATATCATCTAACGGACTACTCTTAGCAGTAACTCATCTCTACGTTTTCTTGCTCCAGAAAAGTTTATTTTTTTACCAAGATTAAAAGCAACCTCGGTATAAGGCAATTTTGTGTATTCGCTGATATAAATTTCTTTTGCTGGGCATTCATTAAGATACCAATTATAAAATGCTTTATAGTCAAAACCATCATAGTTATACTGAGCACCAACATATGGTGGATCACAGTAAACAACATCATCAATATTGATGGCTAGTTCACGATAATCCTTTACGGAATATTGCAATTGTTGTAACCGTTTTGCTTGTTGTAACCGTTCCAGTTGTTCCAGCCGTTGAAAATGTTGCATTCGTTCCATTTGTTTTATCAAATTATGGTGAGAATTAATATTCATTTTTTCTAATCTCCATTTATGGAACAATCTGTAATTCTCACTAATTGTATTAGCGTTTAAAGAATAGCTATATAATTTGTCAAATTCTGTTCCGGTGTTTCCATAAAATAGCGCCCGCGTTAGCAGCAACTTTTCTTCTTCGTTTTCCTTGCTCCACAAATAATTTTTCTGATCATTACTAAATGAATAAGCAATTAAAACTAACGTTCGTTCAATCGAATCAGGTTGATTATCTCGCCAATCAAAAAAATTTTCTCGTGTTAATGCTACGTAATCCATCAGATTGAAATGTGGTTCATCATTGATTAACGCTTTTAATAGCTCAACCACAGTTTTCCTTTGGTCATTATATATCACTTCTTCATATTTTCCGGATGACACAGCTGTCAAACTAACGCATCCGCCTCCACCAAATACATCAACCAATCTTTTACCATCTGGCAGGGCTTCCATGATTTGTTCAACCTTTTGTCCCTTGTTGCCAACGTATGGCAAACCGCGCTTCCATTTGTCTTTTACTTTCATCTTAGCCATGTTCCCCTTTCGATTACATGTACATATAAATTAATGGCAACCTGCCACTTTCTTAATTAATTTGAATTAATTATTGTCATTTGATCAAGACCCAATCGTCAGCCAGCATATCGGTTTGACTAGCTAACCAACCTACAACTATTGAACCATCTGCTGATTTCATATCAATATGTGGGTTAATATCGATATGTTTTTGGCTATCAGGGATAGACTTAGCGAGTGTCAAGTTACGAATCTTATCTGGGGCAATTAGAGATCCACTTTCAAAATAAATAAACATGCCTTTTCCATTCCAGCCTTTACGTGCAACGCGATTACCCTGTTTTAATTCTTCAAGTGCTTTTCCAAAATTCATAATTGTTAACTCCTTATTTTTTTAATTAGATCCGGTCTGAATCCGCACCATGAACGATCAGGCGTTTCAACAACCGGATATGATTGAAAGCCCTGTTCACGGAAGCGCTGTATATCACTATTATGAGGCTTAACGACCTCAAAATCAACGTTTGCCACGTTAAATAGTCTTTCGGTCAACCGGCATTTGGCGCAGTTTTTCGTATCATAAATTTTAATCATAAAAAAATACCTCCGGCCTTAAATTATACCATGAATGCAATCTGTAATAAAAAAATGCGTTTGTAAGAAAAGATATTACGTTTTCTTACATTTTTCTAACACCTCACTTTCCTGCTTTGTATAATGGCCTAAACCGCGTCCTATAAGGAATATAATAAAAAAATGTTTATATATATATACTGTTGTAAGAAAGTAATAAAAAAAGTCCCTAGAAAAAAATTTATTTTTTCTTAGGAACTTCGTTATTTTTCTAACATTCTTACAACCGTTGGCGCTGTAAGTTAGAAACGCGTTTGTATTAAATTTTAATTTGTAACTTTCTAACATTTATTGAGTGATCGCGGTGCTTTCGCCTGCTAACAATATATCATGATGTGGTTGATTTTACAAGCTATTTTTTTAGTGTGTATTCAGCTTCCAACCCATTCTCGTCATACTCCAATGCTTTTAAAACATGCTGGTTCATCGTATAACCGTTTTTAATCTCATAACCGTCTGACGGTTTAGGCGTTCCGAACTGACGCTGAATTGCGCCACCATCGTCTTTCACAGTTTCTGTATGGAAGTGTCCCCAGTGAACCTCACGCCATGTCGAGTTTGACCATTCAACCGGGTATTCATTTGCAAATAGCTGTGATAGTTTTGCTTTAGCAGTATCACCATGTGCCATCATGATTGCAACCTTTCCGTATGTGAATACTTGGCGGTAAGATCCTGGGTTAAACACTGATAATTGCGGATAACGCGCTTTTACCATTTCTATAAATGCCCATTGCATCGAAAAATCATGATTGCCTCCGATGGCATATAATTCTGTACTCTCTGAATTTTCAATTGCTGGTTCGATGATTCCTTTAACAAATTCAGCAGAATCTTCCCATGCTTTAATAGTGTCGACATGATCAAGTTGAGTTCCACGAACAGTCTGTGTCTTTTTCAAAAAATCACTATGCAGAATATCTCCTCCAACTTCAATCACGATTTTTTCAAACGGGTGTGTTTGAATGATAGCTTGAATTTCATCTAAATACGGCTTCATATTATCGTAGCTATTAATACCGAAGTGTAAATCAAACATTGGAACGACTAACACGTGTTTTAACGTGCCTGACGTTCGTTTTAAGCGTGTTTGTTTAACTTCACGGTTAATTATACCGGTTAGTTCAGAAACGCTTATGTCACTCTTAGGGCGAACTTTAACCGTGATACTATACTGAGGAACCGTGCCATCTTCGGTTGAATGCTGTTCGTACACTTTGTACTGGGAACTAATTAAATCGAATTTGTCTGGATCATAACCAGTCAAAGCGAGCATGGTGCGTGGTGATTTATCCGGTTCATGTTTTAAACGCATGAGAATCGTTGCTGTTTGCGTGCCATTCGCTTCTGTGGTGATCTCTTTGGAATCCTCAATCTTAATATCGGTAATGTGTCGTTGACGGTAATGTTTAACCGCAGCGTGCGTCTTGCCCATACGTTCAGCAATTTGTGAATCTGATAATCCCATAGTAACGAATTTCGCAATTTGATATTTTTCTTTGTCTGTCCATTTCATTTTTCGATACCAACTTCTTTGAGCTTTAGCATAAATGGTTTTAACAACTGGGCTATTTCATTAAAATATTTGACATTACTTGACGAAATCGGCACATATGAATTAACACCCAAATGTGAAAACGAAAACATTTTTTTGAAATCTTGGCGACTGTGAATATTAACTTGCGGATTACCGCTGTTGTAATAAAACGTGATAGGAATTTTGTTTTTATTAGCAATGTCGATAATGATTTTTAATTCTGCCGGTGAATATGGATAATTAATCATTTTTTAATCTCCTTACGATGAATACGATCAGTGCGATAATCCCAACGGTTCCTGCAACTGGCTTGATTAACGGTTTAACCAGCCATGCAATGACACGCATAAATATTAACGCCATGATGATAAATGATAGAAATGTTGCCATGTTAATCGACCTCCTCAGTTTCGTAATTCCCGGTTTGCAAGAAGAGATCAGGATCATTGACCAATTTATAAATTTCATCTTCTGTGAATTTATTTTTGAAAAAGCCATTTAAATTAGAAACGAAATAATTACTATTGATTGGGTCAAAATTAAGGTATAATCTTTCCCCATTCGATAATGACAATCCTTTGATTGCGACATGATATTTGATTGACCGCTTTGAAATAGGTGTTTTTGCATATTCTACAGCAAGTAAGAATAATTCAGGTTTCGCTGGATTAGTATAATTACAATCAATAACATATTTACGGTTATCTGGAACAGACAATACAGTATAATCATCGTTTTTAGCTACAAATATAACATGATCTACATTTTCAACTTTATATCCCATTGATTCTGCTTTTTCAATAAATTCTTTAGTCTTCATTAGTTTCCTCCAATTTTACTTTGTCCCAATCTAACGGAATATCGTCACGTTGCTTTAGTTGTTCGATAGCTTTATCAGTGAATTTAGTTTTGTAGCCATCACCTTCAGATATATCATTCATACTCATCTTGCCAGTAAAAGTATTGATGTTTAAATAACCGAGCGCACTATCATAAACATTGACATAATACTTTTTTTCTTCCACCCGTTCATCTAACGGAGTCATTGAAATTTCTGCTAAGATCATGTAAAGCTTGTTGCTGAATGGTAGCTTTGGAAAATATTTTTCAAACCAAACTGTAACTGAATACCGTTCATTAGTCCGGACATAAGCAACTTCTACGTTTTTATAGTAAACATTAAAATAATTCGTATATTTATCTTTATAGGCGCTATACTTACTTGATAATGATTCAATTGCTTTCTCTGCTTCACTGTATTTCATGATTATTCCTCCAAGTCTGAATTTTTAACAAACACGCCATCGATCATCTTACCATCGCGATCTTTAATCGTATCATACGCTTCCTTGACGCAATCATCTAAATGTAGATCATTTTGTAAAGCATAGATTGTCAATACCACGAAGATGTCGCCAATACTGTCAATCTGCTTATCACGCCATTCTTTGTTATGTGCTTCTGATAACTCGCCAACTTCTTCGATCAACTTGATTAACTGTTTGTCGCTATTAGTTTTATCTAATCCTCGGTTTTTCGCCCATGCTTCGATAGATTTAATATAATCCATTACAATCACCTTTCTATTTGACAATTCGGATTTTTCCACACTTGGTACATTTTTGAAAATTCAATACATCTGTGTAAACATCAATCCTACCATCATATTTATATTTATGAATACATGTATTTTGTTTAATTAATTTTTTAATATATAAAATAACATCGCCAATCATTACAATCACTCTCCCATAATCCGCTGTTTTGCAATCTTAAAATATTTATCTTCTAACTCCATGCCGATAAAGTTACGGCCTGTATTAACACAGGCTACGCCTGTCGAGCCAGACCCCATACAATTATCCAAGACAGTATCGTTTTCGTTAGAATAAGTCTTAATGAGATACTCTAATAACTTAACAGGCTTTTGAGTGGGATGGATTGTTTTTTCCTTGGAATTACCAACCACTGCTGGGAATAATAGATAGTCCATCGGAAATCTTAACTTGGCGTCCCATTTTTTTGAATCTAGAGGTTTTCTGTCACTTTTAAAAGCAATTTCACTTTTTTTCTGAGTCTGCATAATCCAATTGTTCTTTTGCACCTGGGCAACCCTGGGACTTATCCTTTTTTGCATTTGTGGATTGTACGTCCCACTTCCATTCCCAAACGTAATAATATCTTCTGTATATTTCATATGCCGATAATGTGCTGTTGCAAAGTTTGATGGTCTATGCTTGATCCAAGTTAAGTGCTCACGATACCACTTTAAATTTGAACTAACGAGTTGTGAAGTAAACGGTTCTGTCGCAAAAATAACGATCTGCCCTCTGTCCTTAATTATTCTTTTATATTGATCCCACAATGGAGTAAATGGTATAACAGTGTCCCACTTACAACTAGTAGTGCCATACAGTAAATCGCATAAAATCATGTCAATTGAACCATCTGGAATGTCTTTCATTAACTCTAAACAATCGCCTTGTTGTAAATTAGTCATTTTTATCATTCTCCATTGCCTTAATATATTCAGTTAGAAAAATCAACTGATGTTTATAATTCATTCCATAATACGGCCTCTCTAATCCAGCCGGTGCTTGGCCTAAGTCAATTGCTTCGCATACATCTGCCAAACTTTCGAGTGGCTGGACTGAATATTGACTTTTGACCTCTTGTAATACCCACTTCAATAGTCCACGTTCTCCATTAGTTAATTCTGTCATTTTCGTTTCAACTCCCAATAATTCCTGTGGTTTGTAAATTCATAACGTCCGGCTTTATAAAGTTGAGCCTTGTGTTCTGCTTTCGCTTCTGTAATTCCACCCAAATAATATGCTAATTGGCGAACGTTAATATCACCTTTTAAATATCTCTCGATGATTGTTATTTCGTACTTATTTAGATCAGCATACTCATTTTTGTAACATGGATAAGATAATTTCATCATATACTTACGTTCGTGTCCGCTCATCATGCAAACAGTCCCGTATTTTTCTTCGATCTTCTGCACGTAGTTTAATAATTCACGATAGCCTTTCCTCAAAATCCAATCCCCCTTTTATACTTAGCGTGAAGATCCTTTGCAACTTGTTTTGACATAAGCTTAACGGACTGATCGTCACATGTCATATAATCAGCAACGTTGATACCATTGAACATGGTTACACCAGCATTTCTACCGTTTGAATAAGGTGCGATTGTAACTTTACCGTTGGGAATACCGTAATCGATAATCGTTTTTCGGAAGCGATCAACGTATTTTTTAGTGTCCATTATTCTTCATATCTTTCTCGATTAATTCGTTTGCGTATTCAATGAATTTTGTCCATGAAATACCGTACTCCTCTTTTAGTTCTTTGAGCTTCAAATAGTCCTCCTCATTTAATCTTAAACTTGGTGTAATTGATTTCTTAGCCATCTATTTTTCCTCCTTTACTTTTATTTTTGATGTATAATCAGTAAATCTGATTTAATAGTTATACGTTCTCCGTCATTCATTGAGACGATATATTTAGAATTTCCATTGTTGCATTCATCTTTAAAGATACTTTCAACAATAGCATCTGACGGACTTAATACAGATTGGTTCTGAATATCGTACATGGGCTTTTTACCTACACAATAGGCCCTATATCTATATGGATTTTCAATCTCAATACACGTAATATTCATTATCTAACCTTCCTATCTACTGTTACAAGTGTGTCATTGTGGCTACCACCATGGTTTACTATTAAAATTTCTTCTGTAACAAATCCTCTGCTTTTTCCGACCCCATTCGTATTCCACCCAAAGGATATACATCTACCTCCTACTTTTATCACACGGGCTATCTGGTCTAAATGACTACTTCTGAAATGGGCTGATGTATCTAGCTGCGTTACTTTCTTTCCAACACCCTTATAGCACTCTGAAACTTGTCTTGGTGAGTATGGTGGATCATATAAAACCATATCAACAGATTGGAATTTGAACATTTTTAAAAATTCAGTTGCATCAAGATGATAATCACATTCAATGCTTTCATTAAGATCATTATTAACTGTACAAAAGTCCTTTTCGCCATTAGAAAACGGATCTAACACCACACCATCAAGATTATCTGTATATCGGTGCAATAATTTATTTATTGGATATATTTTAAAAGTTTCCTTGTTTGGCATTGCCCATTCTTTATTTATTAACATTTTTTATTTCCTCCTTTGATTTGTTAATATTATTATAGTGGTACTGTACCACAAAAGTCAATAACTTTATTAAAATAAATAAAAAGCCCTCATGAAAAATGAAGGCTTGAATCTAAAAATGATTATGTATGCCCGACACACTAGCACTAATAGCACCGTGTCATCAGGACTTTATCTATCTCAACCGAGGTTAGACCAGATAGACTTTGGTTTATCTACTAGTAAAAGAATGCTTGTCTCCAAAGACTACTCCATTATGGAACTTTTACTTTCGTGTGCGCGCTTCTCGGAACTATACTCCCGGCTGGAATCGAACCAGCAACCACTCAATTATAAGTTGAGTGCTCTACCCCTGAGCTATACGAGTAAATTATGAAATATATGTGCCTGGTAGGGATTTGCACCCTACAAAATCCTTCTGGTTAGCTGTGGGTTACCCAGTGAGATTGACACCATCTGAATGGCGCCACTGACTGGGGCGTTACCTATTCCGCCACAAGCACACGTTATACAGTTTTAGCCCTCATGAGTAGCCATGCTGTATAACTATATCGCTGGCAGGGTTCGAACCTGCATTCCTTTGTGGCTTACCAATTAGCCCACAGCGATTACCAATCTGTCAATATAAATAATATATCAAAACTAGCATTAAAACAATAGACATCCAACATGTTTTTGGATTATCTCTAACCATGCGTGTTGCGATCAGCGCACATACTGCTGAAAAAACAAACGATAATATAAAAAACATTTTTTAATCCTCCAGTAGCTTCGGATTC